TCATCTGTAATATAATCCTCATCATCTCCTGGTATTGGAGGATCATCGAACCATTCATTTGGATCGAGTCTTAAGTCATTCATCATGATTGTATTCTATGAGTACCAGCATTGTCAGGCTTAGTTACCATACCCTTTTCACCATCTCTTATAGTAGGCATGACCTCAATAGTAGGCTTCTTTTTTTCTGCCTTCTTCTTGGCCTTCTTACCTTCTATTATAAAGTCTTTAAAGGATCTCATTTTTTCACAGACATAATTTTAGCAATCTTTTTATTCTTATATCCTTCCTCAGCTTTTACTGGTTCTTCTGATACTTCCTCTTCTTTAAGATCTTTCTTCTTGCCTGTCCATCCATCCTTTGTTCTTTCAAGAACATAAACTTCTCCATCAACTTCAACCTCTTCTCTTTCTAGAACATCTGTCTCTTCGTTAGCAGCACCTGGGATATCTAGTTGTGCTTTAGGTGATTCTTTCTTAGCACTCTTCTTTTTCTTGGTAGTATCTTCTATCTCAGCACCATGTGATTGTGGATCCATTCCAGCAAAAGGTTCTTCATGTAAGTTAAGATCAACTGGATCTGTGTTCTGGAAGCAATCGCCACCCATCCATTGACCATACTGTTCCATCAAACCTGAGGAAAACTCATCATTATGCTTGACGGTATTAACTGTTTTTTGCTTCTTCATCTTTATACCAAGAGGTTCTCTTAAGGTTATTTATAGCTCTTATGTTCTTCATCCATTCTCGGAACATGTTTCCTTCTTCAGAAATAACAATAGCATAATTACCACCAACACGATGGATGCTACCCTTTACTCCTGTGCGTGAGGACATAACAACATCACCTTCTTTGAAGACGTGCTGTTGTCTTTGCTCCTGACGGAGTGCTTCTTCTCGTAGTTTTTTAAAATCAATCATTTAAAATTCTTAGGCAAATTCGCCACTATCTCTTTCATAAGAGAACGGCAATCATTATCAGACAATGCTTTAGGTATACCAGATCTGAAAGAAGTGAAGTCAGCAGCAAATGCTGCTCTCCTCATCTTAGTACCAGATACTGCAAAGGTATCACCATCTGCATCTCTACTACCAGAAGACTGAATATCAATCTTCCTAAAAGTGAAGTCTTTACCATTATATTTATGGAGGAATCCCATAGCGTTAACTCTATCAGATCCTACAAGCATTACAACCTCATCATATCCATCCATCATTAAATGTTGTAATATTGCTACTGGTTCTCTAGGTCCACTATAAAATTTACCTTTATGAAATGGAAACATTTTATTCATGTAAAATAATTTCCTATCAGGTGATAAAGGATTAGTTCCTTTTGCATCATGTGACTGTGAAAGATATATCCTATAATCATTTGAACCAGCTGCTGCCTTTACACCATCAAAGTTGGCCTTATGACCTGTAGTAGGTGGTTGATACCTACCAAAAGTAAAATAGCATTTTTTGGTTTCTAACGCCATTGTTTTGCCAGAGTAAAATTGATGTAGGAAAATTCCAAACGATTAACAAACTTAATCATATCACCATTTCTATGTAGGACATAACCCTCTGGTCCAGTGACTTTATATCCTTTATCAGTCTGAGCAAATGTCCTAAAAGTTTCAAGATGATCTAGTTTATCAATAACCATCTGCTTAACTGTCTGTAATTCTTTATAAAGTTTAAGCATTGCCTTAAACTTCTCAGCATTGTTCATAAGATAATTCTCACTATCATATATCAATTTCTTCTTAGCAGCTTGTGTTGTTGGTTGCTTTAACTTATCAGCCATTGGTTTTACTTTACTATGATAGAAGTTAGTCAAGTCCTCAAGTGCTTTAGTTGGATTTGATATAGTAGTATTATTTTTAATCTGAGCATTAAAGAACTGTTTCAAATAAGATGCAACATGCCATTTCAGATCTCCTGTTGTACCTGTATTAGTAACCAACTCATCAAGAAAGTCACCACACGCACGACACATCTTCTCAATGTCTGATACATGCTTATCAAATTTGATCTCTTCTGCATGATTTAATCCAACCTTATGCATTGGTGTGTCATTATCAATAGAAAACACATCTTTACTAGAAGGAACCTTTGCTCCAGCAACTGCTTGCATACTTAAAAAGTCTTGACCAGTATAATGTGTATGAAATACCACCCCAACCTGTGCTGCTGCTACCTTCTTACCTATTTCATGATCTGTTGGTATAGCATATGTAATAGTATTGGGTCTAAATGTATATACTTTCTCACCATGTATATTTTCTGTTTTAACATCACCAGGAGTAAAAACAAGATCACCTTGAACTATCCCTTTGATATCAAGATCTTTAAAATACTTCAAACAAAATTTTAACTTCTTAGGTAACTCACCTCCATCAGGATAGTGCTTATCAATATCAAATTCTCTATAACATATCTTGGGTTGTTGAGCAAAGACACTTTTAGTTCCTACAAAAAATAAATCTACACTAGGATCTATACCACAAATAATAGCAGGAGCACCATCCCATTTAGTTTGCATATAACCTGTACTATTATCACAACCAAGCATCTTCCTTAGTTCCTGTAAGAAACCAACCGAAGCTTTACATCCCTCAACTCCATAGTTGAGCATCTCATCTTCTAGATGTTCTAAGTGTTTTAATTGAGTTACGTTTGCCATCAGTTTAACATCTTAAGAGCTTTACTAGATACACCACTAAATGAATCATCTTTTGCTTCCCAAAAATTGGTCATCTTTGTTTCTCCTTTAAATCTATACCCTGCTTGTAGATGAGTTGGATATATTCTTTCAGGATCTGCTGCTGTTCCAGAACTAGAAGTGTTTCTAATATTAAATTGTAAGTGTAACGTAGATGTATCCATAACAATGTTAACACGTTTAGCACCATCACCACTAGTACCACCATATTCTATAGTAATATTACCCTTATTTGGAACACAAGATTTATTAAGAAACTCTTCAGTCATTCTCATATGTAATATCTTACCTTTATCACGATGAACATAATGAAATCCATAACCTAATGATCCTTTAATCAATGCTGTAAGCATACCATGATCAAAATTACTTCCTGGTGTAGAATTGTCAGAATAAGGAGTTCCCTTTTCAAAATCATTAAAGACTCTACAAAACTTTTCTTCGTCTAAACCAAATGTATCAAGTAATGCTTGTCCATCTGCTAACTTAATATTACCTCCTTTAATATCAGCAATAGGAAAATAGTTAGTCCTTACACCTAGATTAACTAGAGCAGTAGTTCCACTTGTTTTTAAAGAAAGATAAACCTTTCCACTATTATCACCTTCTACTGTTACATCACTTACTTTTTCTCCAATATCATATCCTCCTCCACCACCTGCACTACCAACATACCATGTTCCATTCTTAAGTTTAAGTGGTCTCTTAGTATCTACACCACCCATCACCTTAGCTCTTAAGGTTCTATTATTAAACCAACCATAATCATCTTCAATCAATGCAATCTGTCTTATCATAGACTGTACTGGACCAGTACCAAGTGAATCATCACCTTCTTCAAACCACTTATTAATATCTCTTGCTACTTCATCTTCAAACTTATTACCTTGGTTACCTGTACCACGATTACCTCTACTACCATTACCCATCTTAATCTTTAGTTTAACCAGTCCAGCAGCACTTTTAATATCCTCTACAGATAAACCATGACCACCCTTTGTCTTAGGTGATGAGAATATCCTTTTAACTAAACACTTCTTCTTACCAGCAGATTCATTAGCAGAAAATGCTAATGGTTCTTCTTCATTAGGATAGGTTGCTGCTAAATGATCCCATAGAGTCATTGCTTCTGCTCTTGTGTCATCATCCATGCCACATTGTCTAGCAATTGTGCCACAACCTTTCTTAGTTTTTGGTATCTTATCCCAAGCCATTAAAAAAGAGGGTGTTTCCCTCTTATTTAGATTATCATACCCACCTATTCATCACTAACTCTATAGTTCCATCCTTCATTTTCTCTTCTGCAAGTCTAAAACCTTTACTTACAGCTTGATCAACAACTAAATGTCTTGCATACTGTTGACTAACCTTATCAATAAATCTACTAACTGGAACATCTAAATTCCATGTATCAAGTTCTGCAACTAATTCATAAGTTCCTGTATTCTTATTCAATCTAAATCCAATATCATTACTAAGAGCAACATCAACATTCCATTGCTTGTGATCATGATCAACAGGATTATCTAACAAAACATTCTCACGTGCCTTATAACTCAATGTATTCAATGCTTTAACAAGAACTTTCTTATCCTTTAGTTTGGTCTTGATTGTGCTGAAGTGTGACATCGGATACTTTGTTTTGTGATTTATAGTATTCTTGTTTATGTATACGACCTGAAACTGTTCCTAAAGCTTTCTCTATTTCTTTAGTAAGTCTTTCGCATTCATCACCAACAGTACCTTGTACTTCTTCTGTTACAGTACCGTCTTGACTAATTTTAAATTTAATTGTTTGTTGTTTTGCCATGCTTCCTCAATCTATCTTCTTCTAAAGTTCTATCTAGAATTAATTTAATGTCCCTTAATGATGCTTGTAAGATAGCATCATCAGCAAGATTCTCAAATAAATCTTCAAGGTGACCAATATGCTCATAGCAAAAATGAACGGTAGCTTCAGTGTTTAATCGCATATGTCATCTATAGTGAAAAGACTTTTTAATTCTAAGGCATAACCCTCAAAGAAATCTGGTTCATATTCTTTTCTATCTACAATAGTTATAACACGATCAACAGTATAATCTGCTTCACGTAATTTATCTACTGCCTTTAAAACAGATCCACCTGTAGTAACAACATCTTCTAGAACTGTTACTTTAGTTCCAGAAGGTTTGGATGGTCCTTCAATCCATGCACCAGTACCATGTCCTTTTGGTTTCTTTCGTACAATGAAAGCATCACATGGTTTCTGTACCATCCATGCTGACAATGCAACACCTGCTACTAAAGGATCAGCACCAAGAGTAAGACCTGCTACTGCTTCAGTATCATCTTCTAATAGATCTACCATCAAAGGTGATACTAAAGATAAACCATAACCAGATAAAGTAACTGGTTTGCAATTAACATAGTGAGGACTCTTCTTACCAGAAGATAATTTATAATCTCCTCTACGATAACATTCTGTTTTTAATAAATGTAATAATTCAGATTTGTTTTCGTGAGGAAGACTGAACTGTGTACGTAATTTCATGTATGAGGATCGTATCTATTAATAACTGAATACACTATGACTAAAACAATAAGTCCAATGCAAATGACAGGTAAAATTAAATGCATCATCTATCTCCTTTTGCTCTAATTTCAGATTTTTCTACAGAGAATGATCCACCTGGATATCTCTTCTCTAATTTTTTAACGTTACCTCTGACAACATCATCAAATGACACTTCAAGTGCCATACAAGCTTGTGCTACGTACCACATAACGTCACCCAACTCAATAATAAGATGATCTCTATTGTCATCTGTCCAGGGTTTGCCTTGAAAAACCATCTTTTTAACGATCTCCAAAAACTCACCAGACTCAGCAGCAAGCCCAACGCCAGCAGTGGTAAGACGTTCAATATTGGCACCCTTTTGGTCAAGTTCAACCAAACGATCAGCAAGATAGACAAAATCTTTACTGGAATCGGATGTGACAGCATCCACGAATACACTGTACTTATCAAAATCTATAGTCATGAAATTAATTGCTTTATCTCTGGGAACCATACGTAATCTAAATCAGATTTAGCAAGGATATCTAATGCTTGCTGTGGTGTCTCAACCAATGGTTCACCTGCTAAGTTGAGACTAGTATTAAGTATTATACCATAACCTGTGAGTTTTTTCAACTCTAGTAACAAATCATATAGATGTCCACTGGTTACAGTTTGTACTCTGCATGTATTATCTATGTGAGTTACAGAAGGGATTGGTATGTCTTTAACCTTATAACATTGTGTCATGAAACGACTGGATGTTTTAATGTCAAAGAATAGATGTGCATCTTCTTCTAGTACTGATGCTGCAAATGGTCTATACCATTCACGTTTCTTGATCCTATTAACTACTTCTCGTCCTTTTGGATCGAATGCGGTGTAGAGGATGGATCGATTCCCAAGTGCTCGTTGTCCAGCTTCAGCGTGTCCATAATATATGGCGATGCTTTTTTGTTCTTTAAGGAGTCTAGCAACTCCTTGGAGGTCAACTTCCTCCCCTTTATATTCTGATAGGTCATAATGCCATCCGTGAAATGAGGTGGTGGTCAGTGGTTTTCTTTCCTTTGAGTATAGTATAGCAGCTCCTACGGAAATGCCAACATCTGTAGCCATTGGTTCAAAATAGAACTCAACGTCTGGGAAAGTTTCGACCAATAAGTTATTGGTAATGATGTTCATTGCATAACCACCAGTCATGCAAACCTTATGTAGCCCAGTTTTCTCTAAAGAATCTCGTACAATTTTAATTACCACGTTTTGTGTATCAATTTGTACTTCTTTTGCAAAATCTGCATAGGGTTTGTAGTTAGACTGTGTTAACTTTGTTATAGTATCAAGACTTTTCTTACCATATAATTCCTGTGCTATATTCATATGATGCTCATCATAAAACATGAGGTGAATGTCCTTACAATGGAACAAATCATCGTCTACATACAAGTCATCTTTTATATGTGTTGTATGTGCATCTCCGTAAGCACTAAGTCCCATAACTTTACCTGCTTGAAGACATCGTTCACCCATCTGCACTGCTACAGAGGAGTATAGATAACCCAATCCCATCATAGAATGACCTTTCATCCAAGGATAAAATTTTATTTTATTCTCATATACTTTTTCAAATGAACCACCTATGAAAACAGTCTCAGCTTCAAACAATCCATCAGAAAGATTACCTGCACCATCAATAACTACAACAAGTGCATCATCGAATCCACTGTTATAGTATGCACCTGCTGCATGAAATTTATGATGACGACTATCCTTTATAACTTTAGGAAGTTTGCCATGTTTTTTCTTATATGCTTCAAGAAATACCTTAGTATATTTTAAACTATCATCACCTAAGAATGTCTTATCACCAAAGTAAGATAATACTATAAGATCTACTGGTTCTTTTACTTTCAGTATATTTTTATAGATGTGAAAATGCTTATCATCATGCTTCTTACCACTAAATCTTTCTTCCAAAAAATAATGCTTGACCTCACCATCGTAGATACAAGCATTAGCGTCATGATTACCATAATGTATAGCGGCTACTCTCATTCTCCCAACTGATGTATCACTGGTTTCTCATGTAATAATACTTTATATAATCTCTTTACCTCTGCTGCAGAAACAGGAATAAATTCTTGTGTAGAATCAAAACCATCATATCTTTTTGCTTGATTTATTACTATACTTCCTCCCTCTCCAGAGACAGAACGATGATAAGTTTCACGAGGTATAATTAGAGCACCACTTTGTACATTTAAGTGCACAATATGGTAGGGATATTTCCATTCAAAATTAACTAATTCAAATGTTCTTTCTCCTGATACAACTCTGTTGTAATCATCTTGAAAACTATGAATATAAAACTGTTTTGCACCTACCATATCATCAGGAGGTGAGGTAGCAGCACCAGTATGTACCACTAAATCAGCTGCATTTGATTCGTCCACTGATATGTCATAAAAAATGACATCTTCTGTCTCACGAAACACTCTATGTTTTTGAAAATGAATGTCACTCATACTTTTAACTTTGCAAATTTTTCTGATAAACTTTTAGTTGTAGCATCTACCTCTTGATTGGCATCTACGATGTCATTTTGTGCTGATTGTTCTACATCATACAATCTCATCTTAGCACGATCTATTCCAACAACAAACCTTTTGTTAAGAGTAGGATCATTGTATCTATTCTTAAGTTGTTTTACCATAATTTGATTAATTTCCTCTAACTCTTCGGTAGAGATAAGAGCAAACATAAGGTCAGCAGTAGCAGGTAAACCAAAGGACTCACTGGTATCGGTAAGATCCACATCACTACTACCATAACCAGAACGAGTGGTCTGAGTAGCAGATACGATAGGTACATTTGCTTCCACTGCAAGTCCTCTAAGTTCTTCTGCGATTGCTTTGATGTAGGAGTAGGAGTTGACATTACCTAATTTTGAATAACGACTTGATGCACATATATTTAAGTAATCTATGAATATAATATCTGGTTTAAATGCTTTCTTGAGAGCAAGATCATTGAGCAATGCTCTGAAGTGTCCTACACTAGCAGATGCAGTTGGATACTCTTTAATAATTAGTTGACCTTGTGTTTTCTTTGCAATCTTATTTACCTTAGAATCAAACATCATCTTAGGTAACTGGTCAAGTTGTTGTATATCTACACTCAATAGATTTGCATCTATTCTTTCTGCAATTTTTTCTTCTGCCATCTCCAAAGTAATGTACAAAACATTCTTACTTTGAAGGAGAATGCTACTAGCAACATGGCACATGAAAAGAGACTTACCCACACCAGTACCTGCGAGAGCAATATTGAGAGTTTTGTTAGGTAAACCACCTTTTGTGATGCGGTTGAAGAACTCCAAATCAAATGGAATCTTTTCCTCGGTCTGATGATAGAATTCGTACCTTTCTTCGTAGTCTTGTAGGTAATCATGTCCTATATGATTATCAAAACTCACTGCTAATGCATCAGAAAGTATACTAGGTATTGCACCCGTAGCTCTCTTCTCATCATTACCTTCTGCTATCTTAATTGACTCCATAAGTGCAAGGTAAATAGCACGTTCCTTACACCATTTTTCAGTTGTATCTAATATCCAATCATACTCTGATTTCTCATCATCAATATCTCTGATATATTGTATGGTTTGTCTATGTTGTTCGTCTGATATATTTCCAAGTTGACCAACTTCAATCTCTAATGCTTCTTTTGTAGGTAAAGCACTGTAGTCTGTAAAATATTTATTAATTACATTGTATAAGTTCTTCTCTAGGAGATCAGAAAAATACTCTGCCTTGATAAAAGGCATAGCTTTTCTAACATACTCCTCATCAAGGAGAAGATTTTTAATTACTAGGTTTTCTACCTTGCTCATTTGGTTTTAAAACTATAGGCACTGTAACAGTCATTCTTGGATCTGTCAACTCATTCCTAGGAGAAGCAGTTTCCAAGTAAGATGGATAGATTAAAATATCACCTGCATTAACATACAATCCTGCATCCCATATCCATTCTGGAACACCAACAGGATCAAAAGATTGAACTATTTGTCTTATAGGATGAAAGAATGAATCAGATTTCTTACATTCAGTTAGATAATGAACCATTGTATAATGACTTGGTAAGAAATCACCTTTGTCTATGCTCTCTCCTTTCTCTAAACATTTAAAAACAAATGCTTGCAGAGAAAATGAATGAGTTTCATTGACACCAAGATCAGTCATGAATTGATTTAGAACATCAACGTAAGGTAATGTTAAGTCATGACCTATATCATCATATCCCATGATCAATGGAGATATTTCTTTGAATTTACATTCATTATATTCTTTAGTCCAGTGCGTTAAGAATATATCATTGTTAGGAATATTATACTTACGAACTGTGGTGGGAAATAAATCTATTTTCATGATCCATACTTAAATTCTTGACCTGCTGCCCAGTC